CATTTATTGAACAAATTGGTGAAATATGGGCCTCAGCTCAACAAACACTTGCTACTGGTGGTGGTGCTATTGTATTATCTACTCCCTATGGTACAGGTAACTGGTTTCACAAAGCTTGGGTTTCAGCTGAAAATGGTGAAAATGATTTCTTACCTATTCGTTTACCTTGGTTTGTTCACCCCGAACGAGATGAAGCTTGGAGAAAACGACAAGATGAATTACTTGGTGATCCTAGATTAGCCGCTCAAGAATGTGATTGTGACTTTAGCACTTCAGGTGATGTTGTATTTTATAATGAATACTTAGAAGATATTTCTAAAAATCATGTTAAGGATCCTTTAGAAAGACGAGGCGCAGACCAAAACTTATGGGTTTGGGAACCTGCTGATTACTCTCAGGATTATATGGTTGTAGCTGATGTTGCCAGAGGTGATGGAAAAGATTACTCAGCATTTCACGTAATCAAAATAGAAGATAATATCCAAGTAGCCGAATATAAGGGTCAAATTGGTACAAAAGAATTTGGTCATTTATTAGTAGGCATTGCTACTGAATATAATCAAGCTTTACTTGTAGTAGAAAACGCTAATATTGGTTGGTCTACATTACAAGTTATTCAAGAACGAAATTATAGAAACTTATATTTTTCACCTAAGAGTGGAGAAATAAAAGCAGATAGTTACTTTGATCCATACGCTGATAACAGTAGCATGGTTCCTGGATTTACAATGTCAATGAGAACACGACCAATGGCCATTGGTAAATTCCAAGAGTATGTTAGTGATAAAGCAGTAACTATTCAATCAAAGCGCTTAGTTGAAGAAATGAAAGTTTTTATTTGGAGAAATGGTCGTGCAGAAGCTCAAACAGGCTACAACGATGATTTGGTTATGTCATTTGCTATTGCTATGTTTATGCGTGATACAGCATTTAAATTTAGACAACAAGGAATTGATTTAGCAAAAGCAGCATTAAATAACTTAAACAAAACATCAGTAAATTATACAGGAGTTTATTCTCGAACTGGGGGGGTTAAAAACCCATACCAAATTGAGAACCCTTATGGTGGAAAAGAGGACATTAAGTGGCTTTTGTAAATATTTATTAGATATAATTAGATAGAAATGGCGGATACTAGCATATTTACTCGATTAAAACGATTGTTTTCTACAGACGTTATTATTAGAAACGTTGGTGGGAATCAATTAAAAGTAATCGATACTAATTCATTCCAGCAATCTGGTAAAATTGAAACTAATTCTTTAATTGACAGGTTTTCAAGATTACACGTAACCGGAGCTGCTCCTGTCTTTAATCCTGCTCTTAATTATCAAACAATGAGAGTGCAGCTTTATAGTGATTATGAAGCTATGGATACAGATGCTATTATTGCTTCTGCTCTTGACATTATTGCTGATGAAAGTACCTTAAAAGATGATATGGGAGAGGTACTTCGTATCAAATCTACAGATGATGATATTCAAAAAATTCTATACAATCTATTCTATGATGTATTAAATGTAGAATTTAACTTATGGATGTGGATTCGTCAAATGTGTAAATACGGTGATTTCTTCTTAAAATTAGAAATTGCTGAAAAGTATGGTGTTTACAATGTAATCCCTTATACTGCTTATAATATTACCCGTGTAGAAGGAGCTAACAAAGAAAACCCAAGTGAAGTAAAATTCCAATTTGATCCTGATGGTTTAACTGGATATGGGTCTTATGGTGGCTATTATGGTAATATGGGTGGTGTAGGTAGTGGCTATAACCCTTCAGGCAATTATATTCAATTTGATAACTATGAGATTGCTCACTTTCGTTTACTAACAGATATGAACTATTTACCTTACGGACGTTCTTATATCGAACCAGCTCGTAAGTTATTTAAGCAATATGTTTTAATGGAAGACGCAATGTTAGTACACAGAATTGTACGCGCTCCTGAAAAACGTATCTATTATGTAAACGTAGGTTCTATTCCTCCTAATGAGGTAGATGCGTTTATGGAAAAAACAATTTCAAGAATGAAACGTACACCTTATGTAGATCAATCTACAGGTGAATATAACTTGAAATATAACATGCAGAACATGATGGAGGATTTCTTCATCCCAGTTCGTGGTAACGATTCAGCAACCAAAATTGATACTACCAAAGGTTTAGATTACGATGGTATTGCTGATGTACAATATTTAAGAGATAAATTATTTGCAGCTCTTAAAGTACCTAAAGCATTCTTGGGGTACGATGAAACAACAGAAGGTAAAGCTACTTTAGCAGCTGAAGATATTAGATTCGCTCGTACAATTGATCGTATTCAAAGAATTGTACTTTCAGAATTATACAAGATTGCTACAGTACACCTTTATACTCAAGGTTATACAAGTGAACAATTAACAAATTTTGAACTTTCATTAACTACTCCTTCAATCATTTACGATCAAGAAAGAATTGCATTAATGAAAGAAAAAGCAGATTTGGCTCAACAGCTTATGGAAACTAAGTTGTTACCAACTGATTGGATTTATGATAATATCTTTAGATTTAGTGAAAACGAATTTGATGAATACAGAGATCTTATTCGTGAAGATGCTAAACGTGCCTTTAGACTTACTCAAATTGAAGCCGAAGGTAATGACCCAGTTGAAACTGGTAAATCATATGGTACCCCACACGATTTGGCTTCATTATATGGTAAAGGTAGATATCAAACAGATCCAGGAAACGTTCCAGATGGGTACGATGAAGATAAAGATTTAGGCCGTCCAAAAGAAAAAGTATCTAAGAGAAATACTCAAGATGATGCTTTTGGTAAAGACAGATTAGGCCGTAGAGGTTCCAAAGAAGATTACAACACATCAGATTCTATTAAACCTAATTTTAAAGGCGGTTCTCCCTTAGCATTAGAAACAATGTTAAAAAAGATTCCTATCAACAAAAAACAACTAGTTTTTGAGCAGGATAAGGCAAAAGAATCATTACTTGATGAAAGTAATATTAAGGAACAGAAATCTTGATATATTTATAAATAAACCCTAGGGAATGAAAATTAAACATTCAAAGTACAAAAATACGGGTATTCTTTTTGAGCTGTTAGTAAGACAAATTACAGCCGATACCTTGTCTGGGAAAAGCTCCCCGGCAACTGGTATTATGAAAAAATATTTCATTAAATCAGAGTTATCAAAAGAATATAAGTTGTATGAAACTTTATTCAAAAAGACTGGATTGACTGAAGGCAAGGCCGACATTACAATCAACACCCTTTTAGAAACTTCTAAAAAACTAAATCGTAAATCTCTTAAAAGAGAAAAATATAATTTAATTAACGAAATTAAGAAACACTATAATTTAGATGAGTTTTTTAAAACTCAACTTCCTCATTATCGTGTTCAAGCTTCTTTTTATATTTTAACTGAAATTTACAATCAAGATGATTTGACAAATCCAACTCAAATCATTGACCATAAAGTAACTTTATTAGAACACTTAACAACTTCTACTATTAATAAAGAAGTAGTTAAAGATAATATTATTGAAGAGTTTAAATCATATGATAAAGATCTTCGTATTTTAACTTATCGTGTATTATTAGAAAAATTTAATGGTAAGTATGAAAGTTTGAATTCAAACCAAAAAGTAGTTCTTAAAGAATTTATTAATTCAGTTGATTCAACCCCGGCATTAAGAAATTTCTATAATTCCAAAATTGGGGAAATTAAAAACATGCTTTCTGAACTCAACAAAAAGGTATCAGACAAAGCAATTCAAATCAAAATTAATGAAGTATCAAGTTTACTAGAAGAAGCTGGTAAGAATGAAAAAATTAATGATGATCATTTGATTAATTTGTTACAATATTACTCACTTGTTGAAGAACTACAGAAAGCAAATGGCTAAGTATAAGTATACATTAAATGAAGCTAAAGTAGGAGATGTTTCCTATAGTAAAGGTACTAAATCTACCATTACTAATATTGACCCAGAAACGGGTCGTATTGAATGGAAGGTAGAAGAAACTCCCGACTTTAGTTCTGTATTCAAAAATTTAAAAAAATCTAAGGAATTTTTAGATACTTTAGTTCGTAATAAAGATGTTCGTAGTGATTCAACTATGTTACAATTACAACAAGATTTAACTAAGACATTTAACGAATTACGTACCCACGTAAGAAAAAATTATCCTGAAGAATACGCTCGTATTAAAATGGTATCGGAAACTTCTATGACAGGAGGAGGTACAGCTGGAGCTTCATTTGAAGCTGGTGAAGGTGAACAATATGCTACCCCAAATGCCTTTAGTAAAGGCAAAAAAGGTAAATTTGCTAGTGGGGGTATGTATACTAAAAAATTTGGTTATAAATTAGTTCCCGATAAAATCAAAGATTCGGGTTTAGAAGTAAAACAGTTATTTAAAGAAGTTAATATGTATAATTATAAATTATCTGAAGAAGCTGCTCAATCTGATAGTGTTAAACAATTCCATAATAAAAGAATGTTAGGATTTGATGCTATTGAAGATTTGTTAGGTCAAATTAAACCACTTTTAGATGATGCTAAAGCTGAAACAGAAAAATACTATAAAGAAAACCCAAAATCATATGCTGTAGTATACGGGACAGACTTAATTCAAGACTATCTTAAAGACATTATCAGCGTACTAAAAAATGAAGAAGATGAAAACTCTACAAACACAATTTAACTTAATTAAAGAAGGAAAAGGACACAAAGATGTGTTCTTAAAAGAAGCTAAGCGTTTATTCCCTGACGTAATTAGAAGCGCTGCTTCATTTGAAGAAGCATCTGCTGCCCTTAAAGGTAGAGGTGTCATCAGTGAAAACGTAGTTGGCATCCAAGCTGTAGGTAACTACACTCGCCAAGAAACATCTTGGGAATCAGCATTTAAAAACTTCATTGCTGAAGAAGCTAAAGCTACAGAGAAAAAAGTATCTAAAGAAGTTGAAGAAGCTGCTGATAAAGCTTACGATACTAAAGATACGAAAAACGAAAACAATATGATCTATGATCAATACCAAAATGGTATGTATTTCGAATCTAAACAAAACCCAGATAAAAATTTAGAGGAACTTAAAAAGATAGTTGAGAAAAACTTAGCTAAAGATCCTATTTATTATACTAAAAATGGAATGTTTGGTGTTGATGGTGTTGGGTACCAAGAAATGCCTGTTTCGAAAACCGATCAAATGGAAAAAGTAAAAATGAATGAAGGAAGAATTTCATTAATGTCTTTATTAAGCGAATCTGACTCAGAATTTCAAAGAGTAGATAAAGGTAAAAAAGATAAAGTAGCTAAAAACAAAGGTGAAGAAGATGTTTACGGAGCCGGAGTTAAAAAAGGTGAAGAGATTGAGAAGAAAAAAATGAAAAAAGAATCATTAGATTCTAAACTTGCTGAAATCGAAAAGCAAGGTAAAATTTCTACTATGGAAGCTCAAATCGAAGCCGTTGCTGAAGAAATTGCTCAACGTAACGAACGTTTAACTAAAATCGACGAAGACGAAAATTTAGCTGAATTAGTAGACAAAATGAAGCTTAAAGCCATGCAAAAAGAAGTTGCTCTTCTTGAGAAAAAAGAAGAAAAACTTAAAAAAATGTATGAAAAATTAGCTGGAAAAGGATACCAAAAGAAAGAAATGGTTGACGAAATGGATGCTGAGTCTTGGGATGCTAAAAATGGTCCTTCTTTAGATTTAGCTCCTGACCAATCATTAGATGAATCAAAAATCAACCTTGGTGAAATAACAGGAGGAACACCATCTAGAGATAGCAGTGTTTGGTTTAGTAAATATCAAAAGCATCCAAGAACTTCTATGCTAAAATGGTTAGACTTAAACCTTAGAACAAAAGGAAAAACACCAGTTGAATTAGAATCTTCTAAAGATGCACTTATTGATCAGTGGCTAAAAACATACACCCCAGAAGTAGTCTCTAAAGAATGGTTTAAAAAAGTTTTAGACGATGAAGATATGAGACATGGATTCTGGAGATCTGTTATATACCAGCATCAAGGTAGACTAAAGGAAATGGATGCTAAATCTTGGGATGAAAAAAATGGTCCTGCTTTAGATTTAGCTCCTGATCAATCTTTAGATAATTAAGATATGAAACAAGTACTCATCGAGACTCAACTCTTTAAAGTAAACCCTGTGTCATTGACAGAGGGTAAACTTTCTGAAAGAGGTAATCCAATTGTAGAAGGTATTTTAGCTACTGCCGAAGTAAAAAATGGCAATGGACGTTACTACTCTAAAGATTTATGGGAAAGAGAAATTGATAAGTATAACAATCTTGTTAAAGAAAATAGAGCTGTTGGTGAATTAGACCACCCAGAATCTTCAGTAATTAACTTAAAGAACGTTTCACATAATATCAAGGATATGTGGTGGAACGGAGATAACGTTATGGGTAAGATTGAGATCTTACCTACCCCTTCAGGTAACATCCTCAAAGCGCTCATTGATAGTGGGATAACTGTTGGGGTTTCTTCTAGAGGAATGGGATCCTTACAAGAAAGAGATGGTGTATTAGAAGTTCAAGATGACTTTGAATTGTTATGTTGGGACTTCGTATCAACTCCTTCTAACCCAGGTTCATATATGAGTCTTGTA